CTTGATTCATTGTTAGATGTTTTTTTGAGAAATGGCATCCAATATTTTTTTTCAAAAAATTAAAAGGTTAATTGCGTTTGTGCTTTTGCTCCTACTGCCATTCTCACATTTGCTTTTGCTAAATCAAAATAACTTTCTTTCAGCTCAAATCCTATTCCTTTGCGTTCCATTTTTACTGCCTGATATACTTCGCTGCCAATACCCATAAACGGAGTGAAAATAGTATCTCCCTTGTTGCTGTAAAGGTGTATCAGTCGTTCTATTGTGTCCAGTTGTAAAGGGCAAATATGTTTTTCGTCTTTGTCAGCTTTCACAGAATTAAGGGTATCAGTTTCTCGAATGTCATACCAAACAGGATGCGCAAAAGTTATCCACTCGTCATTTGATAGATCGGGGATAATGGGGACCTTATTCTCTCCTGGTTTTTTAAAAGTAACAATATAATCGGCCAACCCCATGCGACTATCAGAACTATCCTTATGCATTTGCTTAAACATAAGGCCTTTAGCATGAGTACGGATTGCCGCGATCTGAGGATTCTTATCTATTGTCACTTCAGAATGATAAATAAATCCGGCAGAGACAAACGCTTTTATTATCTCGCCTCGGAAGTCGCGGATTCCAATAAATCCGTCAACCATCATCCTCGTCGGCAAATTCATACAATGAACGGAAACATTGCGTCCAGTCTTTGTAATTCTTAATAATTCATTAATTATAAATCCAAAATGAGTAAAGAACTCATCATCATTTCGGCAATTCCCAAGGTCACGCTCAGAGTTTGAATAGGTATAAAGAGAAGCAAATGGTGGAGAGAAAATACTAAAATCAACGCTATCCGAATTTAAATCTTTCATTACCTCGCAGCTGTCACCTAAATATAGCGTGTAATTATCTCCTTCTTTAACTTCTTTTTTATATTCCATTTTGGTATGCCCCTGTCCTTTCATTTCTTTTTGTTCAAAAATCTTTATATGCTTAATCACGTTTTCAGCGATTCTGCGGCTTTCCGTTTCTTTGTGTAAAACATTATTAAGAATTACGCTCTCATTTCCGGCGAGACAAATAATAACATTAACTGGTTTCTTTTGACCGAAACGATACTGACGTCTAATACACTGATAATATGCCTCATAACTATCGCTCATTCCAAAAAAAAGCATATTATGGCTATTTTGAAAATTCATTCCGAAGCCCGCTATTTTTGACTTAGTAACTAGAACTCTTGTCTTGCCATTCTTAAAATTCATGATTTTTTCTATCTTTTCTTCGTTGCTATCAGAGCCTTTACAATTAACTGCTCCATCAATTATATTTTCCATAATATCCGACTCAAGATCGATACCACACCATATAATCCATTGTTCTTTACTCTTGTTTACAATTTCAGCGACTTTCTGCGCTTTAATTTGCACAGATTCTTTCTTAATCTTTATACGATCACCGATTCCTGATAAAGTCGAAGCGAATAGTTCATCGTCTTTCTTAAATTCAAAATCAACGTATAAAGGTTTAATTGTTAATTCCGGCAAGATAAATCCATCATCGGAATATCCTAAGTCGGAAGGCTTTGTCATAAACATTGCCCACGTCGCCATCCATTCATAGAACTTATCAACGGCATGCCCTTTTAAATTCCAATCTTTTCCATTATTATAAAACCATTTTGATAGCATTTCTTCGCGTTTCATAATTCCTAAGAACTCGGTATGATTAGCAATTTCAGAAATATCATTAGGGGCAGGGGTAGCTGTACAGGCCATACGATATTTAATGTTTCGAGAGAAGTCAATAAGACGCGCACGCGTCCGACTATCAACAGATTTTAAAATACTTGACTCATCAATAATTATTCCTTCGTAATCATCTGGGTTTAAATGTTCGATATTCTCATAATTTGCTATCTTAATTCGGCAATCGTCATGTTTATCAAATCGCGTGATCTGAATATCCAACTTTTTTGATTCTTGTATTGTCTGCTCATTAACAGAAAGGGGCGCAAAAATAATTATTTTCTTTTCAATGTGTTGGAGTAAATTTTTTGCAAATTCAACTTGTATGAAAGTCTTTCCTAATCCGCAATCAGCAAAAACAGCACAACGTCCACGACGTAAAGCCCACCGCACAATATCCTTTTGATAATCGAAAAGAATAGGATTTATTTCTGAATCGTTGATTGACGATGTAAATCCATAATCATTTTTTGTCTTTAAGAAATCAGTATAAATCATTGTCGCATCCCCCAAAGAATTGATAAGGTTAAGAGCCCTGCCGATATCCAGTACATAGCGCGAGGATAATTCTTCTCGTAAATACAAATTCCTGCGCAAATAAAATATTGGATTAGAAAAGATTTCATTAAGAAGTCTGACGATATAAAATTCATTTTAAGTGCCACTTTCCGCAAGTAGAACATTTATAAACTGACGAGCTAAAGTATTCTTTGTTTATCCTAGAAATAAATCTCTTGTGTAATATTGCTTGCTTTTTAGTTTTATATGATATACTGCCGCATTTTTTTAAATTTGAAATTACGCGAGAAACTATTGATGAGATATGGTCCATTGGTTATATATATTCTGTATACTTAAGTAGTTTTATTATTTTTCCGTTAAATAATTTTAAAATAAATTTAATTTTATTATATTCGTCTGGCGTAAAAATATCTTTTGCGTTAATCACTCCAGTTGAGTACGGTTTCGACTGGTTCTGGTTCGATAACTTGCTCATTTTTTATCTCCTTTGCATTGTTATCTTCAAAACGATAATACTCAGGAATAAATTTTATTTGCACTGATCCTGTGCGCCCGTTTCTGTTCTTTGCCACAGAAAACCAAAATTTATTTTTATCCTCTTCTTTTTCCGTTGCTTTAAATTCATAATAAAGCAATATCACAATGTCTGCGTGTTCTTCCAGGACTCCTGTTCCTTTAAGTTGATGCAGTTGAGGAAATTTATTTGATTCGTTTTCATTTGACCTATTGACTTGAGAACAAATAATACCTGCAAAATTATGTTTAATTGCTAGTTTTCTAAAATTCAACAGATAATCATCTATTTTGTCTTTTTGGTTTTTCCCATCGCCTTTTGTTGCTTGAATATAATCTAAAATTATCATTTGAGGTTTAATTGTCAGATTTTCTAAAATGTCATTTATTTCTTGCCACGTTTTACCTAAGCAATCTGAAAATACAAGCGGTATGCTTTTTATTTCTGAAACGAATTCAATCCATTCTTTTTTATAATCTTTTGAAAACTGTCCGCGCAATAATTCATAATTATCAACTTGTTTGACGTTACAAAATAAGCGTTCAAGCATATCTACTTTGTCCATTTCAAGACTCAAAAACAACACTTCTTTATTTTGTCGCGCAACATCATACGCCATTTGTAATGCAAAGCTGGTTTTTGCATGTGACGTCCTGGCTCCAATTACTGTCATTTTCTTTTTATGCAAACCGTGAATCTTTTTACTCAACTGCGGCATCGTTATTATCGGGAGTTCTGGTTCCGTTGCCCTGTTGGTCATTATTGACTCTAGCTCTCTCGTAAGCTGGTAAATGGTCTTCAATTTTGAATTGCTGTCCATAATTTTCTTCCCATCTTTTAATTAAAGTTTTTATCCAGTTATCTAAAAGCATTTCATTTTCATAAAGGCTATTTACAAGATTTATATTAAAAACAGTTTTTTTATCTAGCTTTGAAATTTCTTGTAATCGTTTTAGTTGATTTAATTCTTCGATTATTTCAAATGCATCTGATTCTTTATAAAGGTTTTGGTATCCTAATTCCATTTGATACCCCTTCGTTTGTTTTAAGTGGTTTTTCTACCCTATTCAGCCAGTTAATAATAAATCGCCGTGTCTTTTTTCTGTGGGGGTTAGCTAACAACCAACCATCCATCTTTTTAAATTCGTCATCAAGGTTAATATAGTTATATGTGTTTTTAAGAGCCTCTAAAAAACTTTCGTGCGGGATAACACTATTTATTTTACTTTCCTTTACTTTCCTTTCCTTTATAGCAATGCGTTCGCATGAAACAATTGTATTTTTCATAACTCCTTTATTTTCAACATCTCTTTTCCATCTTATTTCTGCGCTATGCTTTGCTTTTTCGCTTTTTTCGTTTCTTTCAATAAGATTTTTTTTAACACGTTTTGATGTAGTAATGCTGCCAATCTTTTCTAGCAATGCGTTCGCATAAAGGCATTTTTCAAAATCAGGAGCTTCATGTTTTATATGTTGTGATATCCTCATCTCTTCTTGATTATAAAAATCTTCTATCATGGAGCTTATTAGTTCACTTTTTAACTCTCCATTATGTTCTTTATGTAATGCTTCTATTATTGCCCAATAAAATCCTATTGCTTTCCAACCAAACTTCATTCTTAAATCAATAATT